TATATAGTTATTACTATATAGATGATTTTGTTTATTTTGATTTTAATAGACGGAGGGATGGCTTAGGCTGTCCCTTTTGTTTATTATTGGACACACAAAAAAAGCCAGATCGTTTGATCTAGCTTCTTATATTATCCGTTTAAAGGGGGGATTACCTTGCGCTTGCCCGGAGGCGGATTTCTCGTACACAATTCTTAACTGTCCACTCTTACAGCGGGCGAAGACCGTTTTAGATAGCTTAAATGCTATTAAGTTAACACGCTTTACTATTTCTTGAGTATAAAGAAGATTGATTTTGTGTTTATTACTGATAAACCTGCGAACGGCTTGCCTTAAGCAATACTTACAGAGATAAATCATTTGATGTATTTAATTAATTAGTATGTAAAGTTTCATTGTTTTTAGAGGGGAGGATTGCCTCCCCTATTGCCTGGTTGTCGGAGAGAAATTTCAGGTGTGAATCTGAACTCTTCTTTCAGCGACTCCATCAAGCCTAGTTGCCAAAGACAACAACGACGACGCCATGAGCGCTACCCAATCCTCGATATTCAGTATCGCCATAAGCTCCAACGTACTTGTAGTTTCCAAGAACGTAATCAGCATATGCACTTCCATTGACGATATAAGTTGCGTTTCCTGTAGGAGGAATGACGAACTTAGTGGCTCCTCCAGTATGGGGAACTCTAACTGTATGCGGTGCTACGATAAAACCATTTAGATTATGGAAATTTGCGTAGTCTGCAAAGTTGCGAAGGTAGGTGTACTTAAGGCCTAAAAGGTTATAAGCACCTGCGGCTTTTGTAACGAGCGTGCCTTTAACAGTTAAAGCTGGGAGACCATGATTTGCACGTTTTACATTTAAAGCGGCGACGTAATTGCCTCGATAGCCTGTAGCTGCGTAAACAGGAACAGGAATGAGTACCGGCCCCAACAGTGTGAGGCCTAGCAACAAAGCTATTAATAGCCTTGTAAACTTTTTCATTAATTCAAATTAATGATTCGAAGTATATATAATGAGCGTGGATTGTAACTTTTCTAATAGCCAAACTGATTCAACCGTGCCTATAAATAGGATTAGTCCATTACGATTTCAGAATATGTATTGACTTGGATGTCAGTGGAATAACTGATGACATTAGACGATTACCAAAATTAGATCAGCCAGTGATCCATCTCTTCGTTTTTTTGTTTGCCCCTGATTTTTAAGGAACATGAGGATTTGTCTTTTATTTTAGAGCTTCTGTATGCCAACTTGGCGCCTGTTTCTACCTTGTACTATCATTATACCATAGCCATCGTATTTTGTCAATAGATTCGCAGGGCTTAAGTAAGCCATTTCTTTTTTCGAGGCTAGCAAGGGCTTGTATATACGCACTAGCGTGTCGCTATTTTGCGGTGCATAAGTGGTGCAAAACAGGCATACATTTCACCCAATAGATAGTGTTTGGGGGCCATATAGTGAGTTGTCTACCCATGAAGTACAAAAAGGGGCACCGTGTATCTTCTTTTGGATAAAAACGCGAGAGAATTCAATCTGTGCATAGGGCCTAAAAACAAGAACCCAAGTCGCGCTTGTACAAGCCATAATCGTTGGGGTACCAAAACACTACTACGTGAAAAAACTGTATAAATCTTGTGTACATAAATCGCTTATCTAAGCCTCGGGAACATGTTTATTAGCCCGCAGTTTCAAGTATTGAAGATTTCTATCAGATAACATATCTATAAAATTAAGTATGCTTAAAACGTAACATACTAGACGGAGGAGTGCGCAGGTTAGAGAAATGACCTCAAAAACAGGGTAAAACATTGATTTTTGGAGGTCAAAAAGAGAGAAATGGAGTTGTGCCCTTATACAAGCCCAAAGTTTTTCCATTTTCAGTTTTTTATGCGCTTATATAAGCCCACAACAAGGGCGTTTTTCTTTGCGCACCGCTAGTACAAGCCACGCAGAACAGGGGGCCGACGCTCTCCAGGGCTTACCAACAAGCAAAACAACCCATGCTTTTGGCCTTATACAAGCGCACTAGAGCATCACAAATCAAACCTAGATTACCGCTAGTGTAAGCTCTAAACGCCTGATTTGGTGTTCTTGCTTTTGCAAAAATGGCTTGTGTTAGGCCCTAAAACGATTGTGGCTTGTACAAGGCTAATGCTGCGCTATATTTTAAAGCTTGACAAAAGTATACAACGTATTATATTATATAAGAAATAACAAAACACTATGAAATCTAAAGAATATCAAAAAGGATATTTGAAAGGAGTGGAGGTTAGGGATAAAACACTGGAAGGACAAATGGATGATCTAAATTTAAAAATAAGGGAATTAATGGGGGACTTGCTCGTGGCTGTTTTGAAACATCATGTATTTATGGTCATTTGTTTATTCTTATACCCTATAATCTTATTAGCTCTTTATATATTACAGGGAAAATTCTGCGAGGCTCCAACTCTATTACTTTAAAACACATGGAAGCAAAATATTATTATAACGAATATACCAAGAAATACATTGTGGTAGTGGTAAATGAAATTGGAGAGATACTTGGAAACTTGGGAAAATACAATGATAGTGATTTCGCTATTTCAAGAATGAATATATATAACAAAGCAATAACTAAATAACCATGAGTAATCCAAACGACAATTACACTGATGCGATCAATGACTATTTAGATAATTTTGATCCTGAGAAGGCGGATTTATTTCAAATAGATCAATGTTTAGAAGTTTTAGGGGAAGCATTAAAAAAAGGGCCAAGTGACGAAATGGAAGTGATGTTAGCTGATTGCAGTTTTCATAAAAATAGAAGAGTTGAAAGAGCTGAGAATTATATACAAGCTAGGACAGACGCAGATTATTTGTGTTATGGTAAAGATGTAGACAACTGTTTTGCATGTAAAAACAAAGCGGTTGAAGGGCAACGTTTCTGTAAAGACCATTTGTTAGAAGAGACTGAAAAGGAGTTAAGGGAACAAATAAAAAATAAGAGATTAATTGTTAAAGAGGGGATGGATAAAATTCTTAGAAAAATAGTAAATGAATTCAATGATGTTTGAAGAATCAAATGCGGATAGGTTTAAATATATAGTCATGTATTTAGCTTTCGTATTTCAAATAATAGCTTTGTGTTTTCTCACGATATATATAATTTTAAAAATATTAGTATGATTTCTTTATGCGCTAGACAAAAACGATTACTTAAACTATTAAAATCCAAAGGAGGAGAGATTGAAGGGTTGTCATTACGAAAGATTGGGGATTTAGCAGATATTAAACATCCCGCAGTTGTTAAACATCATTTATTGCAATTAGTTAAAAGGGGATTTATAGAGTTTGACAAAGTAAACAAAAGATATTATTTAGTGGAAAGAGATACGCGATTTGATATACTGCGGGCGGGTAGTAAAATTCCTGAAAAGATTGAGAACGCTAAACCTAAATCAATAATGAACAAAATAAATCAGATCATTGATTATTTAAAAAAATGACAACCGTTGGAATAACATATATTGATTATCCATTAGAAATAAACAGGCCAAAATATAGGTTAATTTATTTAGGATTAAGAAAAGAAGAGGATTATTGGATGGCAATTAAAAAAGACATTAGGGGAGAATTAACAGATAAGAAATTTTCATTGCCTGGAGAATTAACAGAAGTAATTTACCAATGTGATAATTGTTTATGGACCTAGATCAAGGGGATTTGTATTGTGATTTAATAGAATTGTCGAAACTAATATTTTCGCATTATTATAAAGACCCTTATAAACACGCTAAAGATATTGAATCATTAGAAAACGCAATGGAATTTTGCGTGGAACATGGTCAATATAATATTATGAAAAGACGTTTAGAAATATTCTATGAAGAAAGGATGTTACATAAGATTAAAATGAACCGCTTGAGCGAAATGATTAATGAACGATTAGATAATTTAATCTAAATGAAACTTTTATTAATTTTGTTACTTATAATTCCAACGCAAGTACACGCTTCCACAAAAGGACACTTCCAAAAAGATTGGATTGATTTGTCTGGTGCGAATGCTTATGTGAAATATATCAAACCTGAAATAATAGATCCAAGAAAAATCAAATTACAAAAATACCTAGAATCAAAGAACTCGCCGTTTAGCCATATAGATATAATTGGGTACTGTGACATGTATGGATTAACTTCTAAGCAATGTTATCTACCTATAGGGATTACTTCTAGAGAATCACAATTCGGCACTGTATATCGGCGTTGTATCGTCGGCCGCGGATGTTTTAGAGATGACGAATTGGGACTTACCTATTTTAATCCTGCAGGAATGAAAGGATGTTCTAAATCTTTAGGGGATAAATGCCCGCCGCAAACTCCAATTCCAGATTCACAAGGGTTTTATTTACAGCGATTTGATTCGTGGGATCATTTTTGGAGTCTCTATATAGAGGGAATGAGTTTAGGCTATTTGAGCTGGGCAAGCAGCCCCGAACAAATGGTTTCGCGATACGTCGGTCATTATTCGCAAAGTTGGGTCAATACTGTTAATAAAGTTATTTATGATTTGACCTATTGACAATATTCGTGTTTTATGCTAAGTTATAACCTTATATGTTTTTGTAATACAAGAATATATAAAATTGCAACTTAACAAGAAGCGGATTATAGCGCCAAACATTCAACTTAAGGATGACATCATGGGAAAAGCAGGAACATTACATGCAATGAAAAGAATTCTAGAGCAAAGCTTGAGAACATATCAAGAGGCAGGTATCGATCTTGTAAAAGACGAAGACGCTTTTGATATAATGCAAAGATTGAATGACATAACAATCGAACTTGAACTAGAAGAAGGGGCAAAGAAATGAGTAACCGAAGCTTAAATACTTTAGTGGAAACCAGAACAATCCTATTAAAAAGGATCGGTGCAACTAAAAACATTCTAGAAAAGATTAAATTAAAAAGTAAGTTGAGAAAAATCAACAAAACAATAAATGTAAAGATTTTAGAAATGTACGGTGTAAAGTAATCAACTTGTTATGAATAGCCCCCTTGAGAAATACTTAAGGCGGGCTATTTGACTAAACTATACAAAATACTATATAATTAATATGAAGTAGTTTCGCCCTATAAGTTTCCCAAACTTGAAGAGTACTGGTGGGGCATTATGCTTGGGAAACGCCAGTGCTTTTTATTTAATAAATTATTATTATGATAGAAAAAGAGATTGACCGATTAGCAAAGACATACTGGCATGAGGGTTCAATGCAAGTATTCAAAGCAGACTTAAGGAGTTTATTGGAGTTACAAAAGAAAGTAATAATCAATGAGATAGTGGATGGATTTTCTATCGGCATGAAATACGGGGATTTAAGAGAAGGAAACAAAGAAAAGTTTTTTGAAAACTTAATTGCATATTTAAAAAAAACTAATAACTAAACATCATGTGAAAAGAAGGAAAGGCCTTTTAGACATATTAATCAAAGAAGTTCTATCAGGTAAATATGGCACTAAGAACAGAAGCGAGTTGCTTACAAAGTTAAAAGAACTAAAAGAATTACTTAACCTTTAAACACTATGGAAGCCGAAGCGGTCGAAGTATTATGGGTAATTAAATATATTCTGTGGGGGATTGCATTATGGATATTTCTATATATTATTTTTTAACCAATAAACACTATGGAATATAGAATAAAAAAAGTGACAATGATGGATGGATCAATGTATTTTAGTCCTCAAAAGAAAGTCTTATTTTTATGGTTTGATTGTATAAAGTATTATCAAGGAGGAGCAAGCTCCTCATTAAACTATAATACTATAAAAGAGGCAGAAGAGTGGATTGAGCAAAGCAAGAACTATAAAAAATCTAATACGATCAAATCTAAAGAAATCATTTAACCAATAAACACTACTTTACTTTTATAAAATAATAAAGTATAGTGGAAAGGCATATTAAGAACAAAAGCCCCGGGTCAGGGGTGTATGGAGAGGAGAGAAACCCTCACCTTAATATGCACCATTCACTTCTGACCTAGGGTTTTTCTTTATACCCAAAACATGGATCAAGTAAGTAAATCGTGCCATAGCCGATTGATCCAAAACCGTACATTCAAATCTTGTGAAACTTTAGTGGAGGCAGCTCTATGAAGGAATATGTAGAAAGAACCAAGGATTATAGAAATTATATTATATTTTGCAGTCGTGCAGGGTAGGCGACTTTACAGAGTATTAATTATTGAGGCCGAACAGGCGATCCCAGTCTCAATACCTTAAGATCTAGTTCATTTATGGGCTTTAAAGATTAAAATGTTAATACAAAGGAGCAAGAGGCTCCGTCCGATCAATTTAGAGGCAATAAGGATAATCTCTAAATATTCCCATTGAGCGATTACGGTGTCGGAGATCCGTAGGGGGGAATATATAAAAGGAAACGATAACAAGGGATCACTAAATTATTAACAAGTCTTAGCAATAAGGTTGACAAGTATAAAAACTGTGTCATCGCCTAAGGCTACCCCTAACCCTTGAGAGGTAGAGGGGAATGAGTGTTAAATATTACTAACTACATTTACTATAATTTTATATTCAAAACAATAACTAACTCATTATGAGTAAAAAGCCTGTAGAAATGATAAACGTACCGATTAGCTGGTTAAGAAATTTAAAATATTATGCTAGGTGTGTTAATGAAGAAACTTGTCCTTGTCATTCTAATGTTTTTTTACTATTAGGATATATTGAATCAACAGACAAAGTTATAAAACTATCAAGATTAAATAACATAACTAAACCACTATGAACACAGACTCATTCGGACTTTCTGATTCAAACGAAAACACAAGCTCATACGGACTTTATAGCTCCAAAAAAAACACAGACTCATTCGGACTTTCTACTTCAAATGAAAACACAACCGCATGCGGACTTTCTGCTTCCAATAAAAACACAACCGCATACGGGCTTTATGGTTCCAATAAAAACACAACCGCATACGGGCTTTCTTGTTCAGATGAAAACACAGACTCACGGGGTCTTTATTATTCAAATGAAAACACAACCTCATGCGGACTTTATCGTTCAAGTGAAAACACAGAATCAAAAGGTTTGTATGCTTGTTATTATCTGAAAGATTGTAAAGGAATGTATAAGTGTAGTTTCTGTAAGGATCAAACAGGAAAGAGTTATATGCTTTTCAACAAGCAATATACAGAAAAACAATATGAAGAATTGGTTGACCAGATAGATTTTGAGGATTTAGAGTCACTTACAAAACTAGATATATGGGATGAGGAAGCAAGTAAATTAGTAGAAGACATCACAGGAAAGAAATTAAATAATGATAAGGTTAAAATAACTATCGAAGGAAGAGACACATATATAAGCAGAGAGTCCGCAACATCTTTAAATTTAATTTAAATTATATAAATAACCACTATGAAACCCGATGATATTCAAGAGATATATCACACTAAAGAAAAACCTATTATGCAAGAAGTTAAAGCCAACCCTTATACGCATAAAGAATTAACTGAAGAAGAACGCTTTGAACGTGCAAGGATCTTTTTAAAACTAGATAAAAAAAGATTATTAGAAAATAATATCACTATGAAACAATTTGATACCTCATGCCGACGTTGGGTAAATTATGTAGGTCTAAGCGATTCAAATTTAAAAACCTCTCTAGCTATTATATTTGAAAAGACATTCCCTGAAACTAAGCCTGTGGTCCCTGAGGATAAGATTAAAATGGTCCATCAACTGTTCGGAACAACAGATCAAGATATAATTAAATAACTAATACTATGGAACCTAGACACATTAAAAGCTGTAAAACACTAGAAGAACTTCAAGAATTAGCTGGCGATAATTTATATCTTCAAGCTAGATATAAACACTATGAACGGAACAAAGAATTAAAGAAAAGTATTAAAATTAAAGAATTAAAGTCGGAGTTTATCGCTTTTACTACTGGGAGAAAACAATCAGCAAGAAGGAGAGGGCTGTCTTGACAAAGTATTACAATTGTATATAATTAATATATAAATAATTAATAAAAAACTATGCTTTGCCCAATATGCAATAACGAATTGCAGCAAAAAAAACCAGAATATATTAAGCCAAACGGGCCTACGATGTTTTGTCCAAATAAATGTAAAAATCATAAGGGATTTAATATTAGTGAATGGGACGCTGTTCCTGGTCAAACTGCGCCTTCTCAACCAGCTCAACCTACTCAATCAGCTATTCCAGTTCCGCCAGTTAAGCCAGCTTTCAAATCTAGTTTTAATGAAGAGTTAAGTAAAAAGCAGACCGCAATGAATTGTGCTTCTAATTTAATAGCAGCTCAAATTAAGATTGGGATTGTAACTGATCCTTCCCTTAGTCAGTCCGTTAAGGAACTTGCAGGAAGTTTATATGAATTTCTTAATCAGTAATTATGGATATATTAGATTATTTAAATGAAATAAATTTGCATATATATGCTGAAGAAAACCAAAACACCGTATCAAAAGAAAATAAAGAAATTAAAAAAGCAATTAGATATTCTGTGGCCCCTAGCAGTGAAGAAGAAAGCAAAGAATAAATGCGAGAAATGTGGTATCCCCCATCCAACGCTAAACGCCCATCATGTATATGTTAGAAGAGGATTGAGTACACGATACGAGATAGATAATGGCATTGCATTATGTCCCGCTCATCATAGAAGAAGTTCGGGTTTTTCGGCTCATTTATCGCCAAGTAAGTTTACTGATTGGATTGACGAATATAGAGGGAAAGAATGGCGGGAAACATTAAAAATTAAAGCAAGAACACCGCAATCGCTTACAGTAGAATATATGGAAACCCTTATTGAAAAATATACCAAACTACTTAAAGATTACAAACTATGAAAAAGTCCACATTAAAAGATTTAGAATTTAAAAATGGTAAATATTATTTCCACGATCATGATTCTGGGTATTCTAAAAGTAACGCAACAAATATATTGACAATATGTAATTACGTTGGTGCACGGCCATGTGCTAGCGTAAATTCTAGCTGTGTCGCTAAATTAATAAAAGATATTAAAGAAATTAAAAAGATACTTAAACAATAAAACTATGTTCAAAAGGAAAAAAGCCTACTCTCTATTAGAGGAAGAAGTAATAAAATTAGAAGAAAAACTAGAAAAACAATACGACGAATTAGAAACAAAGCTTCGGTTTAAGGAGGAAAGACGCGAAAGGTTAGAGGAAGAAGTAACAAAATTAGAAAAAAAACTAGAAAATGTAAATGACAAATTAGTCGAGACAGATGCACGTGCCTTCTCTAAATATGAAAAAATGCTTGAGGAACATTTAAGGCTAGAAAAAGATCGTGTAAAAATGCAAGCTGAGAATTTAGCAAATCAGATTGTAGCAGAAATTAAAGCAGAAAATATTATCTTAAAAAAAGATAGGGAGGTTTTAGAAGAACGCATTAAATTCTATAAAGATAATTTTGATGATGGAAAAGTAGCCATTGGAATGGCAGATATAAAAGGAATATTAATGTCTGCTAATCCTCATGGAAGTGAGATGTTAAAATTAACGAATAAAGATAATAATGAAAACTGAATACATAATGGCTTTTATTGATGGAATAATTAAAGGATTATTATTAATATGGCTTATAAAAGAACTATTTTAAATCTAAATAACAAAATACTTAAAGATTAAATTTATGGCTAATGTATATCAATGTAAATTCTGCGGTGAGCAGGGGATAGGTCAAACTAAATATTGTAAATTGTGTAAATCCAAACCGTTAAGAAAAGAGCAAATCATTAGACAACTTGAGATTGAAAAAGAACAAGTAAAACACGGTTGTAATATTTCAGATTATATATTCGGAGTTGAAAGAATGAAATTACTTAAGGATTACAAATTATGATTACTGAAATACTTTTCACTATCTTACTTGCTCCCCTTGTAACCCCTTGCCAGTTACCTTATTCAATATCAGAAATGGACTATGAAATAAAGATTAATAAACAAGGTAAAACAATCTATGAAGAAAGGATTTTAGATTATCAAGGGCAAAAAGTTAAACTTGTTTTCAGGTTCCCTAGTGAATTAATAGCATGCGAAAAAGAGGTAGTAATTAATGAAAAAAAGAAATGGCGGTCAACTCGTTGCGGGAAAGTAGCTTATAGATTAATGCAAAATGGTCAAGTAATAGCACCAAACCTAAAACCATCATATTGTAAATTAAAATAACAAAAAAACGACCAAAAATGATTAAAAACCCCGAACTTCTTATAGAAGAAATAAAGACTAAAGGAGAAGAAAGAGCCGAGAACGTTGCTAAAATGAAAGCATCAGATTATTCACGTAAAGTAATAATAGCTGAAATAATGAATAAGATTGAAAAAGAAAGTATTACCGAACCCTTGAAATACGATCAAAGAGGGAAGCCGCTAACAGAGGCAAAGCTTGACCGTCTAGCTAGGGGAACAAAAGAATATAAGGATTATATAGGAGAACACGAGACCATCGTTAAGAACGCACTACAAGCAGAATCAGACTATGATACTTTACTCGCTACCAAAACATTCCTTAACGGTAGAAATAGTTTAAATATAGCCAAGATTAATAAAGACCTTGACTATCAAGGGTAACATTAAACAACTATGAAAAAAACATTTGAAGACTTCCTAATGGAACAGTATATGATAGAAAGCCCTGAAATTTTAGATGATGATCTACCAGACGGATTTGAAGAATGGGTTGGAGAACTAGAACCATTTGAATGGATACAGTACGCAGACGAATATAAATTAATTAAAGAATAATGGAGAAAAAGATATTTTGTGATAAATGTAAACATTTAGAAAAATATGTAAATTGCAAGATGGTTTCGCTAAATATTTTAGGGTTTTGTAAAAACGAAATAGAATTTGAAATAAAAACTCCATGTGGTAGATACAATGAAATAGCGTGTCCAGCTTGTTACAGTATACTTTACAAAAATAGTCACACCGAGTTTGGTTTTATGAGAGATTATAAACCAAGAAAAATGTTAGGATTAAAAGAACTTTTCTTCATGATACTTTCATGACTAAAAAGATAATAATAGGTCTATGTATACCTATTTCTTACCTATTTTATACCTATTATTTAACTAAATAATAATGTTTAAAGAATCAAAACAAAGGCAAACTCATTCTCTCGGCGATGGATGTGGCTCGCCAGCTCATAATTTTAAATGCAATGAATGCGGAAAAGAGAACTTAAAAGATTGGTTCGAGTTTGATGATGGTACAAAGATATGTAAAGAATGCCGCAAAGACTCTGGTTGTACTTTTATATCAATTTAATAAAAAACCCTATGAAAAAAATAACAAAACAAGATTTTTCTTTAGACGATGATCTGCATAAGAAGATTAAAGAAATCGGAATATTAAAGGTTGTGGCCAACCAAAACGAAATAATCGACTGGATAGAAGAACAAAAAGGGGGAGTAGATAAACTAAAAGAATCACAGGAAGGATTTGAAGGAGAAGATTTACTTAGTAATGCTATAGGATATGATCCAAAGAAGCTTGATGGCATTACTAAACAAAAAGAACTCACAGAAGAACAAGTAATAAAGAAATGTATAGAAATAGCCATTGACAATGGGTATTTATTGGATAAAAATCATCCTGAAGACAAATATATTGAAGAAATAGAATACGATCCACCAGAGGAATCTTATACTAGTATTGTACTTATTAGAACAAAAGACTTTGAAATTTCAATATCATTAGAAGATTTAATATTTAATTTAGATTTTGCCACAGCTTTATTCACGTTAGAGGAAGAGCCTAATAGCGGGGGAGAAACTAAGCTGTTTTATAACCTTAAGAGGTTAGTTATGCGAGAAGACCGCATTGAATACCTTCGTTATTATTTAAAACAAAATAACTATAAAACACTATGGATAAAAGAGGAGAAATTATTAAACCAGCACCAACAATAGCAATCAAAACAAAAGAAGGAAAAGAATTAAATCTTGATTTCAAAGACGGCAAATGGCAGGTTACAGGCAATGCACCAATAGACGAAAGCGCAAAGATGTTTTTAATTAGTATTGCTCATTGTCTGGAAGAAATTAAATGTCCTGATTGTTTGATAAAATTAAAGGAATTAGATAATTCCTTTAGATAAATTATAATGTATAATACACAAGCCATTAAATAGAATATATGTTTGGATTTATAAACAAAATAAAGAACTACTTTCATAAACCTAAAGAGGCAAGCAAAGAAGACCAACAAAGAGAAAAACTTAAAAACATAAAGCTAAAATATAATCCTGAATTCGATAGGAACGCCAACAGATACAACCTATTTGAATATCACCATGAACTTTCAAATCTAAGACAAGAAATAAACGGTGTAGTAAAACAGGAGACTGGATCATACGACAAGAAATATGCTACCTATTACAAAACAATCGCAGACCTCAATATAAGAATAAAAGAAAACCCTTTTGAATCAGAAACTAATATTCTAAGAGGAACAAGAGCCAAGGTATGGGGATTAATAGCACGTAATGATTTAGAGTTTGAAAAATACCTTTACAGTCTAAGAGGAAAGATAATTGCTGATATAAGTAGATCAAAACTAAAAGAACAACTCCCAAACTGTAGAACTAGAATAATAGATCTAAAGGAAATTGGGGCAGCTTAAAATTAATCTAGGGAGAGTATAAGGTAAATCAATAAAATATACCCCTTGAAAAACAAGATCAAGAGGTATATAATGTTAATAGACTAGTATTAACAATTACATCTTTTGAAAACGGCTGTAGTAATGCAACGCCAATTTAATGGAAAGATTATAAGGCAAAACTCAAAAACTGGGTTTTTAAACCTGAATGATTTAATGGAATGTTATCAAGGAGAAAGCGAGAAGGCATGGAAAAGCATTGATAGATATATAAACATGAAACAAACAAAGGAATTTTCTGAAACTATTAGAGAATCAGAGTTGGAAGCCATAAAACAAAATACCACTAAAAAGGGGGATTTAATAATACCACTAATAGAACCCGTCAAAGTGATTGAAACCAAAAGAGGAAGAAATGGGGGAACTTGGGTACATCCTTATTTGTTTTTAGATTTTGCTATGTGGTTAAATCCAAAATTCAAGTTATGGGCAATGAGTATTATTGAAGACAAATTGATTAAGATCAGGAATGAAGCAGGTGACAATTTCAAAGAAATGACAAAGGCGCTAAAGCTAAGTGGCGCAGCAAGTCCACGAGACTATGCTAAGGAGGCTAAAATGATTAATAATATAGTGTTTGGAAAAGATAAAGGGCAAAGAGACAAGGCTACACAAGAGCAATTAGACCTATTAAATAAGTTACAGAAATACAACGCTCATTTAATAAATAAAGGTATTTCATTTTCTTTAAGAGGAAAAGAATGTGAGAACTTTGTTAAATTCTATGCAATAATAATCTAGCGATTGACAATTCCGCAAAAACATTGTTATAATAGAAATATAAGAGGCTAAAGCAAGCCAAATAAAATAAGTTTAAACTAAACTACTATGCCTAGAGGAAGAAAAGAAGGGAATCCAGGCAACAAAGGAGGAGGAAGAAAAACCAAAGCTGAAGAGATAGCTGGAATGATAAAAGCAGAAGCTACGCTCCAGCAACTTAATAGTATTTGGATGGAATGTGGATTGGTTCAATTTAGAACTGCTATTGCAAGTGGCGATATGAAAGCTATTAATAAATTAGTTGATAAGTTATACGCTAATAAGAACGAGATCAAGAGTGAGCATAGCGGAGAAATAAGGCAAGACGTAACTGTTACGTTGGATATTATGAATGCCGAAATACCTAAAAAAAAGAAGGGCAAGAAGTAAAAAAAGGAATGAAAAAATACATCCGTGTAAAATATAATGATGGGACAATATTAACCGATCTTTTTTTAAGTTCAATGGTAGCTAATCATATTTGATGGAAATAAAACTTAAATTATCGAAGAAGCAATCTCAATTCATATATGATCTTCAAAGTAAGATGTATCAATATATGTTATATGGGGGTGGAATTAAAGGGGCCAAAACTTGGTTAGGAGCGATCATCTTTCTCAATTTTGCTTATAATCAACCAAATACCAGATACGGGATCTTTAGAAAAGAAAGAAGTGTTTTGAAAAGAACAACTTATAAAGTTTTTAAGAAGGCAGCGGCTAGATATAATTTTAAGTTTAGGGAAAACCAAAGTGATTTAGTTTGGTATTTTGAGAATGGGTCTGAAATACATTTCTTGGAGGCGGATATTGGGAAAGACCCTGATCTTAATAAATTGAGAGGGTTGGATTTAACGGCTGCGATGGTAGACGAATGTAATGAAGTATCAGAACAAGTATTTAATACTTTAATGGGACGTGTTGGAACGGTTAACTTTAATAAAGAGTTTCCATTAATTTATATGACTTGTAATCCTTCTCAAACTTGGGTCAAAGAAAGGTTTTACGATAAATGGGAAGATAATACTTTGGAAGCACCGTATTATTTTATGCAAGCGCTACCTCAAGACAATCCTTGGAACCCGCCTGAATATCTCAAATCACTTACTCACATGCCAGAACGTGAATACAGAACGTATGTTTTGGGAGACTGGCACCACGCTGAATCGCCTGACCAACTTATAACCTACCGATGGATTAAGAATTGTATCGATAATCAACAGCTTAAAAAAGCTAAAAGAATAGTAATAGGATGTGATCCTGCTTGGTTAGGAAACGACAAAACTGCAATTGCTGTTATGCAAGACAATGTTTTAACTGATATGAAAATCATTACTAAAAACCGTACTGATGTAATAGCTGAAAAGATAATCAATTTATCAAAAGAGTTAAATGTCGGGTATGAAGATATTGGGATTGATTCTGTTGGAATTGGAGCGGGGGTAGTGGATCATTTATGGTCAAAAGACATGAAAGTTAGAGCTGTTAATGTGGGGAAATCCGCAACTCAAAAATCAGGACATTTTACGTTTAGAAATCTAAGGGCGCAAATATTCTGGCAGTTAAGGGAAGATCTAGAAAATAATAATATTATACTTTGGGATAAACCTTATCTTCGAGAACTTACTAACGAGCTATTACAAATTAAATATGACGTACCTGAAAAACAAATTATAATTGAACCTAAAAAAGAAGCTAAAAAAAGATTAGGTCATTCTCCCGATTTAGCTGATGCCTTGGCAATCTGTAATTTCGTACGTAACAATCAATCTCAACCTTCTTATCTCGGAACTAAACAAACTTTAGGTAAAGAATATAAGGATTCTGATTTAATTGGAATAAATATTGATAATGTTTTGACTAAACTCTTCTAGATTGACAGTGTAAAAAGAAAAGTGGTACTTTGAAAGTAGCATAATAAAAACAAATATGGCTGCATTTGATCGTATCAAATCTTTATATGCAAAAAAGAAAACTCAAGAACCTGGTATCATGGGAACCAAAAAAGAGATTGGAGCCTCAGGAACACCTATTTATGATGGGATAGTAACGACAGAATTCAATTCTGATTTAGATGGTACAAATGGGATTGAGAAATATTATAAAATGAAGAACACCGATGCAATTGTAGCGGGGTTGCTTACTCAATATAAGAATCCAGCTTTACAAGCTAAAAAGTTTATAGAACAAGCAGAAGGAGAAGACAATCCTGAATATGAAGAACATAAAAGATTTATAGAGAAATATCTATTAGAAAATCCAGTACAAAACTTTGATAAGGCATTTGAGAATAGTTTATTTTGTTTAGATTATGGGGTAACAGCATTAGAAAAGGTTAAGGTAGTTACTTATGATGAAGAGTTTAAAAGGGATGTCGTATTTTATAAATATGCGTATCGCGCACCAAGTTCATATTATAAATGGGAATTAGATAATGGGAAAAAAGGATTAGTTCAACAGTTACCTACTCCTGAAGACGGTAAAACACAATCTCAAATCCCTTGGGATAAGTTAGCAATATTTTGGGTCAATAGAGAAGGAGACGATTATTGGGGTCGGAGTATTTTACGACCTTGTTATGGGAACTGGTATATGAAAAGATTATTAATGCGAATTGATGCAAGCGCTGCAGAAAGATGGGGTATAGGAATCCCGATTGTTAAGTTACCCGCTAACTCTACGCCAGCCGATAGAATAAAAGCTGTAGAAATGGCTAAGAATATAAGAGCAAATGAAGGTGCTTATATAGTCTTGCCAAATCCTGAATGGGAAATTGAAATACTAACAGGAGGGAGTCAATCACAAACTAGAGATTTAATCCCAAGTATAAGAGAACACGACTGGCAAATGGCAGCTTCGATGTTAATGACCTTATTGTTATTAGGAAGAGATTCAGGAACTCAAGCGCTTGGAGTGACATTGAAAGAAAACATGGTCTTGAGTATTGACGGATTTCTAAAGCGGTCTATTTTACCCGCTTGGAATGCAATGGTTAAAGAATTAATAGATTTGAATTTTGATAAACCTGAGAAATATCCAAGACTAAAGACTTCAGAAATAGGTCAATTAGATATTAATTTATTCTCACTTGGACTTGAACGGTTAACTAAATCTGGATTGATAACTGCCGATGCTCCACTAGAAGATTATATAAGGAATATGGTAGATCTACCTGAAAAACCAGAAGAAAAAGAAATGCCCGAAGAGCCTCCTAAGGAAACGCCAACGGAAAAACCTAAGGAAGTTCCTAAGGAAATACCGAAAGAAAAATCTGAAGAAGAGGACGAAAAGATAGAAGGACAAGAAGCGATGCAAAAGTATCAGGAAGCAAAAAAAAAAGGTATCAGTAAACGTGAACGACATTTTATTAATGGAATAACTGAATACGAAAAAGAGTTAGAAGTATTATGGGATAAAGTTGAAGGTGAAATTTCAAAGCATGAAATAAAGTTACGTGCTTTTTTAAAGAAATGTTATCGGCAAGCTAAAACAGAAAGAAGAGGCGGAATTGAAAGAATAAGTAAAATCGGCAATTACGCTGTTCAAATAAAAATCAAGAAAGGCGTTAACCTTATAATGCAAAACTTAAGTGATAAGATTGCTGATCGTGATTTTGTTAAAAAGATAATGGCTAATGCGGTTAATAAAGCTGCGAGGACATATAAAGAATTACAAAAAGATACTGATAAATACGCGATACAAGTTGAAGTACCAATCGGGACATTTAATTCGTATGTAGACGGTTATATTTCAAACTTAGGAGACGGCGTAGTATATAATACAGAACGCCAAACAGTGGAAGGAGTATGGGAAAACTTCGGATCAGAAGCACCTATCAGAAATATAATTGATAATACTGATTTGGTAGCATTTAATCGTAACACGGCAAAACTATCAACAGTTACCCATCCAAGGGGATTGTTTAAACAAACTATTGAAAGCAAAGCAGGGAAAGATGGATATACTCATTATAAGTTTTTAATCCCATCAACAGTAAAAGAAATAAAACCCGCAGGCGATACGGCAAAGAATTTATTTATGATTGGCACGTTACTTTGGTGGAGTAAAAGAAGAGAGGACGCAGTTGCTAATCCAATGGGATTTAGTATTCATCACAACTCGAAAGAATACTATTTCCCGATAACGGAAGACGATTTAGAAGAAGAAGAGGAAATTGCTAGAGAACAACGACGGCTATTAAATGAAAAATTGACATAAAGCAAGTAAAAGATCTATTTTAAAGAAAACAAACATTAATTTAAAATACTATGGAACCTAAGATGGAACTAATAAAAGACGGCGATACGTTTATATTAAAAAATGTAGATATATTTGAAGTGGAGGAGGGTGGTAAACGTGCTATAAGTAAAAAGCGTGCTGTTAAAGCAATTGAAATCCACGAAGCTGATAAACAGAAAAGCGGATATAGTCCAACGGTATTTATAGGACATGACGATAAACAAGAACGGCCGGTCTTTGGATTATTAGATAATTTAAAATTGATTGGAGAGAAAGTGTATGCTGATATTATTAGAATTGGAAAGGACAAGTTGGAAACATTCAAAGATTTTCCTAATAGATCAATTGAGATTATGCCTAACGGAGAAATCGTTGGATTAGCGTTGCTTGGATCTAGCGCGCCATTCTTTAAATTAAGACCATTGATGTTTAGCAGAGGCAGCGAGGATTCTGAAATTTATATATTTACTAATTTAACATCCCTTGATAACGTCCAGGTTCAAGCTAATACCTTAGAATCGGATAATATAATTATTAACTACACCACTATGTCAGAAGTAGAAAAGGTTGAAGAAACCAAAGAAGAAACTCCAGTTAATGAAGAAGTCGAAAAGACTCCAGAAGTTCTTAACGAAGAAGAAGAAAAGAAGAAGGAAGAAGAAGAAAAGAAGAAGGTAGAAGAAGAAAAGGAAGAAGAAAAGGAAGAGGAAACGGCAGCTAAGTTTGCCAAGGTCTTAAAAGTTCGTAACAAAGAACTTGAAGACAAGGTTTCAACTTACGAAAAGGATATGAAAAGCCTCAAATCTACAATGGACAAAATGTCCGATAAGATTGAAGAAGAGGAAGTTACTAAGGAGGTATGTAAATATGTTTTATCGCCTCAAAACGTAGCGGGTAAGATTTTACCTAAAACGAAAGAGAAGGTTATTAACCACGCTAGAAGTCTTTCAACTCAAAAGAGAGCTAGTTTTTACGCTATCTTAGAGGATTTACCAAGTATGGCAGATCAATTTGAAGAAGAAGGACATTCAGAAGAAGTTAAACCCGAAACCGAAGAAGATCAAGTAAAAGTCGAGACTCAAGCTGCTGAAAAACTAGCCAAAGAAAAAGGCATAGGATTTAGCGATGCTTTATTAGAAGTAATAGAATAATAATTATTTAACATTTAAACCTATGAGTTTACATGAAGGCCGAAGAACAGTTGATTCTTATACCGCAACTGCAGCCCTAACAACCCTTTACACTGCTGTAAAAGCAGACACTACCGCAGGAAACGTAGTGGTTTCAACCGCTGCTACTGAAAGATGTATTGGAGTTACTAATTCAACAGCAACAAGCGCTGGTTATCCAGTTGCCGTTGTTACCGCAGGCGATGCCTATGCAATCGCTGATACTGGTGGATGGACATTAGGAGACGCTTTGACTCCAAGTACTGCCGGTGTTTTGTTGACTACTACTACAGGAACAAATCTAGTTTGTGCAATTGCAGGCGCAACGGTTTCCGCAGGTGAAATTGGAGCTGTTACAATTATCGAACCTGTAGAATACTCAATTCTAACTGGTAGCTAAACAATCCAACCTATTAACTAACTTTTTAATGATATGATTTCAACAAATACATACGATAGCAAAAGATTACAAAATGTAAGTTTACGCTATTCGCCAGGTAACATGATTAATGGGATATTAGCCCCAACCGTACCTGTAAAAAATCAATCGGGTAAAATAATGACCTACGGTTCTGATCATTTAAGAATCGTAAACACAATTAAAGCAGAAGGTGCTTCTGGATATATAATGGATAGTTCTGTTAGTGTAGCAGATCATTATTTCATTGAAGATCATCAAATTGGTGAATATATCGCAAAAGAGGTTCTAGATAATGCCGAAAACCCACTCAAACCTAAAATCGATACAACTGAAAATCTAATGGACGTTATTGCTTTAGGAAAAGAATATGCTTTGGCAACTTCTTTAACTGACACTTCCGTCTTGACTAACTACACAACCCTTTCTGGTACAAGTCAATGGTCTGATTACAATAATTCAGATCCTCTTGATGATATTACTACTGGAATTGCAAGTGTTAGAGATAATGCTTTTGGTAAAATTGTGAATACAATGTCGCTCGGATGGGCTGTAATGCAAAAATTAATGTATCATCCTGACATCGTTGCTATGTTTCCAGGTGCTCAAGTGATTACAAAAGATCAATTAGCAAGTGCTTTAGGATCAATCTTCGGTATTCAAGATGTTATCGTTGGAAGTGCTGTTTATAACTCAGCCGCAAAAGGAGTAAGTGCTACAAAAGCAGACGTATGGGGTAAGAATGTTATTCTTGCTTATATCGAACCAAGACCAACTCTAAAATCTCGAACTCTTGCTTATACATACGCTCAAAAGGTTAATAGAGAAGTATCTGTTAAGCCTCTTAATAGCGATTCCAAACTTCTACAAATGAAAGCTATGTATATTCAAGTTAACGAAGCTTACGATCAAGTGATTGTTGATTCTAATTGTGGATATTTAATCACCGCGGCAGTAGCCTAGGTGAAATATTTGGAGACTTTGAGGAGGATTAATTTCCTCCTCGCAACTCCTTAAAAAAATAATATAACAAAAAATCAAATGGCTAATAAACCATATTTAGGAAAATTCAGACGCAAGATCAATGTAGCTGCTACAAAGACGCGCGGATTTTCAAAAACAATTAATTCACAAGCTGTCTCAGTATTAGAAGAAGATACTGACGGAGACGTATTGCGTTGTAGTGGTACGGTTACCGTAACGGATACAGGTTCTGGATATGCAAAAGGATGTCTTTATATAAAGACGGATGTAACTGCGGGAACAACTGGTGTTTATGAAAATGTAGGTACAAATACAAGTTGTAATTTCGATACAATTGGATCAGGTGGAGGCGGAGCAACAACTTTTGTCGCTTTAACCGATACCCCTGCAAACTTTACAGCCGCTGGGTTGAAACTAGTGCGAGTGAATACGGGAGCAACTGCTTTGGAATATACCGAACCTACAGTCACCGTATTATCTTCTTTTACAGAAGGAAACATAACAGTTGGCGATGCTTCTGCTTTAGGAAGTTTACTTGATGCTTCTGGAGACGGTAAAATCATGGTAGGAAACGCCACTACAGTTACAAGCGTATCAGTATCAGGCGATTGTACTTTAGATAATGCTGGAGCAACAACGGTTACTGATTTAACAATTGCAAGCGAAGCGCAAGGCGATGTTTTATTTTTTAACGGTACAAATTGGATAAGATTAGCGGCCGGAAGTGCTGGCGAAGGATTAGTAACTGCGGGTGCTGGAAGTAATCCATATTGGGGCGCTCCTGCCGTAGCAACTGCAAGCACTTTGGCAAATAGTGTTACTTGCGAAGCGGGTGGATCTGATTATACTTTAGCTTTCGGAACTGCCGGAGGTGCTTATACTTTGACCGTCCCTGCGGTAAGTGGTGCTAGAACTTTCTCTTTCATAAACGAAGCAGAAAACGTCAGTGCTAATAAAACATTTGATCAAACTACTCTTTACTTGAAAGGTGGCGATTCAAACGCAATGAATCTTAAATTAAACGAGACTTTGACAGGTGCCAAAACCTTAAATGTTAAGATTAACGATACAGATCGAACAATCGATATTAGTGGAGACGTTACCTTAGCGGGTGCTTTAACTACCACGGGAGCTTGGACGCAAACTGGAGCGCATACTCTTGATATTACTACAACAAGCAATACAGCTTTGACCCTTCCAGTGACAGGAACACTATCAACTCTAGCTGGATCGGAATCATTAAGTACAAAAACTTTAGTGGCTGCTAAAATTGCCACTACTGACGGACTTTTTGATGGAGGTGGAGACGAATATATAATCTTTACTGAATCGGCCACTCCAGTAAACTATATTAATGTTACAAGCGCCGACACAGGTGTCGGGCCAAGCGTGACAGCGGCTGGAGACGATGCTAATATTGACTTGTTGTTATATGGTAAAGCTACAGGAAATGTTTATGTGGCTGATGGTACTGATCCAACAAAAGATTTAAACTTTGAATTGAACGGTGCTACCACTGCAAAGACAATGACTATTGTTTCAAGTCAAACAGACGACAGAAGTCTAACTTTGCCAGACGCTACAGATACATTGACTGGAAAAGCAACGGCCGATGTTTTCACCAACAAATCATTTGATTGTGATGGAACTGGAAATGTTTTGACTAACGTTAATGTCGCCGAATTAGATTCCAATACAATACCTGCCGCCGATGGTAACAATGTTACTATTATGGAAGGTCTTATCATGGCAAAAGTTGCTAACAACGCCACGAACTTCAATATTTATAGTTCAAACGCTCCCTACGCTTTTGTTGTACTTGACGCATGGTCAGTAAACATTAGTTCGGACGGTGGAACGTGGAAACTTAACAACGGAGCCGCTGGGGCAGGTACTGACATTACTGATGTCGTAACCGTAGCCGCTAGCGATAAAGATATTGACAGAGTAACTACCATTGACGATGCCGCATTTGCAATTGCAGCGTCGGGATCGCTTTCAATAGTATTTGACGGAGGTGGAGCTTTAGATGCTTACATCTTCATTAGAATCGCCAAATTAGCTTAATAATTAACTTAAAAAAACTTTATGGAAGAAAAAGAAAAGGTTTTCCTCGACCTATCATTGCAAGTAGAGGTATGTAACTTTATCTTCGCAATTACGGAGAAGGTTGACATAAGAGGAGAAGGTGCCGCCACGTTGTTATTAATAACTAAAGCGAAGTTAGGAGAAGCATTGCGTAAACATCAAGACAGTTTACCAAAAGAAGAAGAAAAAAAAGAGGAAGATAAAGCTTAATTGTTTATCCTATGGGGGATTAAATCCCTCATGGATAGAAAATTAAAAATTAACCATAAACTTATGATTTCAACAGAACGTAAGGATGCTAAAACTGGAAGAGTAGCGGCAATATTAGAAGAACAAGAAAAAGCACCAAAAAAGGAAAAGAAAGGTAAGCCTGTAGCTGCTTTTACCATGGAACAAAACGTAAAGCATAACGGGAAAAACTATCCAAAAGGAACAGTGATTAACCGAAAAGATGTAGCAACAGACGTATTTGATATTTTAGCTAACTTTAGAATTTAACTTAATTAAAATGGGCAGACAATTTACAAAAACTACAACTCCACGTGCTGAATACGAAAACTATGAAGGGACGTTAACGACAAATACAACGCTAGATATCCTAACGGATTTAGGTAGAAAATCAGTTGGTGGATCAATCGAGAATACTCATGCTGCTGATGATTTCACTTTCAAATTAAACTCTACTGGAGACAAAGCGATCACGATGTCAGCTGGGGATATATTCAACCTTGATGGACAGCAAGTCTCAGCAATTTATTTGATCCATGACGGGGTAAATAGCAGTTATGCAATTTATGTTAATTAATATCTAACTTTCAATAATATGCCAGGAAAAGAAAGACCAACGGGCGGAGGCGGAGGTGGCGGTACCGGAACAGTAACAAGCGTTGCTTTAACTACCCCAACAGGATTAACCACGACAGGGTCTCCAATTTCAACTTCGGGAACTTTAGCAGTTGCATTGACTGCAGGCTATGCAATTTCAACAACAGCAAAACAAACTGAATGGGATACAGCTTATTCGCACGTGAGTGCTACGGGTGCAAGTCATTCCTATATAGATCAAAGTGTAGTAATTGCAAGTAGTCCCGCATTTACTTCTGCGGATTTAACTACTCCGATTTTTACAACGAGCGTATCAGGAACGGCCTTTTTAGATGACGATACTTTTGCAAGTGCCACTGATGTAACTTTAGCAAGTGCCGAATCGATTAAGGCTTATGTTGACAGTCAAGTCGGGACGGTAAATTCATTAAGTGAAATATTAGCTTTAGGAAATACAACAGGTGCTAATGATATAGTTGTAAGTAATGGACAAGCTTTAAAAACAGGAACAACGGCAAGTGATACGTTACTTTTACAAGCCTATGATAATGATACAGGACCAGGCTATATTACTTTTGCAACTTTAACGGCGGGGAATACTCCAACAATGGATTTAAGTTCTGCCGTTACAAGAAACAGCGGAAGCATAATAATGAGTAACTTATCTGAAGATACCTCACCAACTTTAGGTGGGACTTTAGATTGCGATAGTAAAGATTTAACTAATCTAGCTAAAATCGGATTAACTGGTGCAAGAGCAACAGAAATTTGGGTAACGGATATGACAGTAACAAACGCAATTGCAGGCTCGGTAACAGGAAATGCCGGAACTGTTTCGACAATTACAGGCCTTGCTCCTGATACTGCTACCACTCAAGCGACTCAAGGCTCAATTACAACTTGTTCGGCTTTGACTACAATTGGAACCGTAACAAGTGGAGCATTAAGTACTGGAGCAGTTTTGGCAGACGTAACAATGACTTTAGGAAGTGACGCTGATGGGGATATTTATTATAGAAGTTCAAATAAATTAACTAGATTAGCAAAAGGAACAGCCGCGCAAGTTCTTGTAATGAATGGCGGCGCTACAGCTCCCGAATGGGCTGCGGCTAGTTCTGGCGCTTTTTCAACTGCTAGCAATATAACTTCAAATACACCTGGTACTTTAGCAACTGATGACTTTGTCTTTGGTAGTGGAAGCCTTGATGATGATACTGTAGCAGACCATGACATTAAAATGATTTTTGATAAAAGTCTCGGTACGTTTATGGCTGGTGAGCCGTTATTATCGGAATGGAATGCTGCAAATAGAGGAGCCGCAACGGCAGTATTTGGGAAATGGACTCATTCTAAAGGCAACTTTAGTTTGGTTGGTGGGTATGATTGTGAATCTGACGGAGACAACAATCTTGTATCAGGACGCGGATGTAAGGGAGACGGGGAGCATTCATTTGTACAAGGTAGAAATTGCGAAGTGGGTTCAAGCGCCGAGGTTGCCGCTGCCACTGGATATGACGCTATAGCTGATATATATGCTGAATATGCAAGATCAGCGGGTGAGTTTTCAAGTGATGGGGATGCTCAGTATTCGCAATTCATGCTACGAGCTGATACTACCGATGCTACTCAGGAAACTATGTATATAGATAACAATGCAAGTTATAAGCCAAGTATAATTGCGAATAGAACTTGGTTAGTAACTGCAAAAGTATCAGGAAGGCAGACTGCTACTGCAGGAGGTGGAACGGTTGGCGATTCTGGAGCTTATATAATTAATGCTTGTATAAAACGAGATGGATCAAATAGTACGGTTATAGTTGGCTCAATTGATAAAACAGTAATTGCGGAAGACAATGCCAATTGGGATGTAACATTAACGGCTGATGATACTAATGAAATGCCAGCGATTGAAGTAACTGGAGTGGCTAATGCAACCATCCATTGGGTTTGTGAATTACAAGCAGTCAAATGCGGATAATTAAAATAAAATAAAATGCTAAGACAATACATACCAAACGAACGGTTCATATTCACTGATAAAACTAGAATTAGTACGGCTTCTTTGGCAGCCGCTTCGAGCTTAACAGTTAAGAATACTAATGGATTTGCAGCGGATAAGTATGTAATGATTGGATATGAAGGGCAAGAACAAGCTACTTTAAATCAAATCAATACAGTAACCGATTCGGTAACTTTAGATTTTACAGGTGACACGGTTACATTCGCGCATAAAAAGAACGAGCCGATTAGATTAATGCTTTATAATCAAAGAAAATTATATGGCGCTACAACTTCAACAGGTACGTACACTTTAATTGAAACATTTGATATTACTGTAGACAATCCTTTGGGAACTTATGTGGAAGATACAGGGATAACTTATACTTATTTCAAGTGTACTTATTATAATGAGCAAACAGCGGTTGAGACTTCTCAAGCGGATGCGCCTGTTTTTCAAGCAGAACGGACCGAGGAGCAAGTAACAGATTTGGGGAAATACGCTACTTTAGAGGATGTTAGAAGACAAAGCGGATTTATGAATAATACTGATATTAGTGACTTTGCTATTAATCAAAAAAGAGTAAGAGCTGAAAGCGAGGTAAATGCTTATTTAGTGAATATCTACACTTTGCCATTAGCAAGCATCCCTGAATTAGTAAAAACAGTCACTTCTTTACTTGCAAGCGGGTATTTACTTATTGACGAATACGGACCAGACGCAAGGAATACCGATAAGGATGGTTATAAAAAAGTAGTAGAAGCACGTAAAATTTTAAGCAAATTAGCTAAAAAGGAATTGTTATTAGCGGATAGTGAAGGGAATGTTTTGGCTCAAACGGAGACTCAGCAACCGTCATTTGTACCTAACGATAGCAGTACTTCAGATTACGATTCTAAAATTGAATTAAGTTTTACTGACCAACCATTCTAATGAGTTTTGTTTTAGATATACAATACGATGATCAAAGAGTGAGAAGAAGAATGAAGAGGTTTGAAAAGGGATTAAATGATCTAAGGAAGCCACTGCTAAAAAGTAAAGATTTAGTTTTAAAAGAAACTGATAAACAGTGGGGAACAAAGGGCTCAAACCTAGGGACTCCTTGGCCGAAAAGATTAGGGAAATATCCTTGGCCGATATTACAGAAAACAGGAAGAATGAGACGTGGGTTTAGTTGGAGTCCATACAACCCAAAAGATAAGGTCACTATTCAGAACAAAGTACCATATTTCAAATATCATCAAAGTAGTGCTAAAAGAAAAACTAATCTAGCTAGAAGACCGATGTTACACTTAAATGAAAAACTTAAAACCGATATTCTGCAAATATTTAGAGATTATATTAAAACCATTAAATGAACAACTTAATCCTCGAAATCAAGGACATTCTGGAAAACCAGGTACAACAAGCTAGGGGTATCAAGAAGATATATATAACTCCACCCCAAGAATTCCCTCAAAGTAGTTTACCGTGTATTTTAATTGTACCCGACGAACTAACAGACAAATCATTAGGAGTCGGGCCTGGAGGAACTGATAATTTAGAATGTTTTGTGATTATAAGTTTAGTTCACGATATAAGGGGAACGATTAATCCTAATATTTGTGACGAAGACGGGCCTCTGGTAGAAGTAATGAATACTGTAGCAGAGGATTTGGATACGGGAGCTTTAAGAAGCGACACAATTATTGGAGCAATTAAAAAGTATGTCACTTTAGATAATAATATCGCGTTTTTAGATAATTTAAGAGTTACTTATATTGTAGATCCAGAAAGCATGAAAACAGGAGCGGAGATAAGATTCAAATTAGTATTAAGAGTCACCAGGCCAACTTAATCATATTCACTATGACAAAAAAACTATTTGTGGGGATACCTCATACCGGCATTATCAGAGCCGAGTTATGTAAATATCTGATTACGCTCCTTAAAAACAATCCTGATTTCAAATTATGTATCCGCAGCGGTATTCCAGTAGATTGGAACCGAAATAGAATAGTAGACGAATTTATAGCAAGCGAATGTGAATATTTATTCTTTATAGATTCTGACGTTGTTCCTAAAGCGGGGACATTAGAAAAACTGATGTATCACGATAAAGATATTGTTGGAGGCGTTTATCATGCTTTCCAAGAATTAAATTTCTTTCCATTGATTATGGTTAAAGACGAAAAAGGAGTTTACGTTGTTAAGAAAGACAGTAAACCAAATAGCTTAGAAAAATGTGATGCAATGGGGTTGGGGTGTTGTTTAATAAAACGAAAAGTCATTGAAGACGTTTTAGCAAAACATAAAACGTTCTGCAAGACTACATTTCACGAAAATGGTCAAATAGCCTTTGGGGAAGATTACGAATTCTTTAAAAGAGCGAAGGAGCTGGATTATCAACCTTATGTAGATACCGGACTTCTAGCAGACCATTATCATACAATGAATTTTACATATATTAATAATTTAATCTATAAAAACCATGAAAGTAATTAACAAGTCAAATTCGACGGTTTGGTTTCCCGATATACCGGAATTCAAACCAAAAGTTCCAACCGAAATAACTGATTTTCAAGCTGGAATAGTCTTATCACATCCTGACCTGCAAGAAGTCGACAAGAAAGTAGAACCGAAAATGGAACTCAAAGCAATCAAAAAGGAAGAAAAGAAAGAAGAACTTAAAAAATAAATAATTAACTAATTAATCCTTATGTCTTATAGCAAACAGGGGTATGGCGCGTTTAAAAAAGAAACAACGGCTGGGACTGCAGTTCAGCCAGACACTTATTTTGAACTCATATCCGACACAATCACATCAGAAAAACCTTTGGTTTCAAGTAGTCCAGTCTACGGATCACGGAGCAAAAACTTACATGTAAATCGAGGAGCCGCTACAATAGCGGGTCAAATCACTTTAGAAGTAGAACCTGACACAATAGGTTATTTCCTATCTGGAGCTTATGGTCTGCCTTCAACTTCCGCACCAGCTGATACAACAGCATACACCCATACCTTTACTCAACCATATGTAACTGCCTCTTTAGCTACTTTCACATTAGATTTAGCAATGGGTAGTGATGATTTTGTAAGAAGATATGTAGGATGTAAATTCCACGGAGTTACATTTAATATTGTAGAGAATGTTTGGCAAGTAGTTGTTGATGTAACTGCTCAATACCAGTTCATTACAACAAGGGTAAAAACAACGGTGGACAGCGGAACAACTTTAGTTCTTTATCAAACGACTGGAATAACAACAGACGATACTCTTATTTTGAGCCCGCAAAGTGCAGCTAATGACGAAGATGCAACAGTTACAACTGTAACTTCAGAGACTCAATTGACAGTAAGTACAATGACATTGACTCACACGGCAGACGTGGACGAAATAACAATTAAGAAACAAGCAATTCCAAGTTATGTTCAATTGAGTAAACTTACATGGATTGGAAATACAGTTTATAAAGAAGGATTACTAATTGGATCAGTGGCAAGTAAGGCAATGGAAACCTTTTCATTCACATTAAAGAACGATGTGGAAGTAAGACACGGAACAACAGCAACGGCTAACGTAGAAGTAAATTATTATGCAACTGCGATTGTAGACAAAGGATATGAGGCAAGCGTTACGTTAGGTAGATACTGGACAGACGAACAACAACAAGATTTATTCCAATTTGGAGCGCAAGGAGCAATTGACGTTACCGCTACTTGTAACGATTTAGCAGGGGCCACTACTGACTATGCTTCTCTCCGAATTTTGTTACCAGACGTAAGAAATATAAAAGATCCGACTCCTAACTTAGGACAAGATGATATATTGAATGAAGATCGTGAACTAAAAGTATTCAATGACTCAACAGCTGTTTATGAAAGTAGGATCGTATTAGTCAATAAGGTTGTTAGCTACGCTTAATAAACTGGCAGTAGTGAGGTTTTTCATGCTCTAAGCTGAAGTTTTTCCTGGTTACTGCCAGCTTTCGAAAAAACTTTCTCCAAAAAAAAACTTTAAATCAATTATTATGCAATTACCTACAACGAAAATATTGTTACCGGTAAGCAAGCTCACTCTTGAAATAGGCTTAAATCTATTTGACGAATTAGAGATTCAAAGAGCGTGGGCAGTTATGAATGCTTTTTATTCAAAAGCTGAAGACACTAAAAAAGACGAACAATCACAATTCATTGTTGATTCCTTAGATGCAAGAAAAGAGTTCAAGAAAACTATTTTACTTTATGGGATTAAGAAATGGGACGACAAAGACGAATTAAATGACGAATTAAATTGGGATAACTTACGAAACTTTAAAGCCGAAGATTACGAAGTTATCGAAAAAGAAGTATTAAGGCAATATACAGAAAACCGTAACCGTCCTGATGTAGTTATAAAAGACGGGGAAGCTGTAATCGATCAAAAAAAAAGAGCGAATACAGAAGAGCATTAAGAGGAAAGAGGCGAAATGAAAAAGCATTAGATACACCTGAAGACATAGACGTACGCGAATATATATTATTTAAACAATTTGGATTACAAATATACGATCCAACGTTTCCAGCTAAAAAAGCAAACTTGTTCAATTATTTATCATATTTAGAAACCTTATAATACAATGAAGACAGAAGAAACAATTGTAATAAATGCCAGAAATGAGAGTCAAGCGGCATTTAGAAGCATTAGATCAGAATTTGATAGTCTATTAAAGCCGTTAGGGATAACAACCTCGCAAGCTTTAGGTTTAATGGTAGCATTTAAAGGAGTTCAAGCTGTTTTTAAAGCGGTAGGAGGAACAATGATGGAATTTGTTAATGCTTCGATAGAATTTGAATCTGCTTTTGCAGGTATCAGGAAAACAGTGGAAGCAACCGAAATACAGTATGCTAGGCTTAAAGACGAATTGCTTGATTTAAGTACACAAATACCATTAGCGGCAACAGAAATTGCAAAGATTGGTGAACTTGGAGGGCAACTTGGAATAGCGGCAGAAAATCTAACTGAATTTGAAAAGACTATTGCAGAAATAGGAGTTACAACAAATTTAACGTATGAGCAAGCGGCTACTGATTTCGCTCGAATTGCCAACGTGGTAGGTGAAAGCCAAGATACGTTCGATAATATGGGTAGTTCAATAGTTCATTTAGGGAATAATTTTGCTACCACTGAGACAGAAATATCCGAGCTTACTGTTAGATTAGCCGGAATGGGAAAACAATTTCAAATGTCTTCTGCCGATCTTATGGGCTGGGCAGCGGGCTTGAGTTCGCTTGGAGTAACCGCACAAATGGGAGCTTCTGCTTTTCAAAGATTTACTATAAAGATCGAGAAGGCGGTATCAAAAGGCGGCGAGGATTTAGACAAATTTGCTAAAACTGCGGGATTGAGTGGGAAGGAATTTGCCCGGGTATTTGACGAAGATGTTAATGAGGCGCTGTTATTAGTTTTTAAGGGATTACAAGATAATAGAGAAGCAGGAGAAAGTATGTCCGCGATGTTAGACGAATTAGGAATAAAAAGTATTAGAGAATATCAGGTTGTTGCTAAGGCTGCGGCTGGGTATGAGCAGCTAGAAAGGGCGGTTATTGATTCAAATATTGCTTATGAAGAAAATACAGCATTAACAGAAGAAGCTTCTAAAAGATATGAAACACTGGAATCGAAAATTACATTAATGAAGAATGAATATAAGAAATTAAAAATAACGATCGGTGACGAACTCGCGCCAGTAGCAGAAGATTTTGTTGAGACTAATACTTCATTCTTAAACTGGTTAAATGATAACGGACCTAAAATATGGCATGCTTACCTTACAGAAATTAATGCGTTTTATGCAAAGGCATTGGATCTTGTGAATACTTTTACCTTTTCTCAAATAGATGCTTTAGATACTCATACTAAAGCTTTTGCGCAAAGGCATGAGGATATGACTAATAAATACAAAGGTGAAGAAGCAGAGAGAGTCTTAGCAGCGGAAACGGCAGCGGAGGAAGAATTGCTCATAAACGAAGAGCTTACAGCCGATATTATGGATTGGGAGCGAGAACGGACAGCACTTAAAATTCAAGAATCAAAAATAAGGGAAGATCTTGAAGACAAACAAATGGAAAAAATGAAAGAATATATTGATTTTGGTACATTGAAATACAAAGAGTTTTCAGATGTAATTATAAGGTTCGCGCAACAGAATAAATCAGAAGTGGAATCTGTTAGCAAAGAGATTTTAGATATTCGCAAGAACTTAAAAGAAGTTTCAACGGCTTACGTTAAGGAATATGCCGAAGTGCAAGCGGATTATAGAAAAGAAGATTTAGAGGCAGAAAAAGAACATTTAGAAGCATTGAGTGATTTAAAATTATCAACTGCAGAGAAAGCAGCCAAGTTGGTTGTTGATACGGAAGGGAAGCGAGAAGAGTTAATTGAAAAATTAACTGGGCTTGAAGAAGAAGCGCATGATCTTAGAAAAGACAAAAGAACTGCGGACACTAAATCAGATATAGAATCATCTAGAAATAAATTGAATCAAAAGAGAGACGAAATAAAAGAGATCGAAACCCTTATCGGTGGGATGGACGAAATTCTTAGAAGTTCAAAGAAAGGCCAAATTAATATGGATAAAGAAGTGGCAGAAGCTAGAAAAGTGGCTAGTCTAAATGCTTTTGAATTAATTTTATATAATGCGAAAAGAGAAAGAGGAATGTTGAATGAAAAGTATAATGAGGAGAAACTAAAGATTAAAGAACAATCATTGTTTGAGCTTACAGAACTTAATGCTGCCTTTGAGTTAAAGAACGCTAGAATAAACGAACAACTTAGCACTGAGGAAGGAGTTTTAAAAGAGTTAAATAATCTTTATGACAAATATTATACAGATATAATCGAAAAGGATAATTTATTCAGTAAGAAATTCAAATCTGATCGTGAGGCAGAAAGTAAGATGGTTATTAGCAATATTAATAATATGATTGATGGCTATGAAGAGCTGTTTAAAAACATAGATATATTAGAGGGTAAAATACAAGGGAAAGAATCGTTTGAGGATAAGAAAGAAAAAATGATGGATGATATAAATGCGTTACGATCTTCGGGTAGATATTCCGAGGCTAATAGCCTTATAAGTACATATAGAGATACATATAAAAGCGGAGGCAATTCAGTAACGGTTAATATCCCCGGTGCTAATTTTTACGGTGACAATCGAGAGTTTGCCGAGAAAATAGGGGACTTAATAGCAAATCAAGTTAAACAAAATATAAGATACGCAGAATGATAAAACTTTCAATCAACAGCGTTGACAAAACGGCTTTTTTAGAGCGTGATACATCAAAAATAAATCAAGCTTTAAATTCGCAAGTAGATACTTGTTCTTTTGTGCTAAATGATTTCAAACCTACGGCAGGTCAAGAAGTTGGGCTTTGGTTTGGGTTTGCTTCGGCAAGTGATGTAACAAGTGGAAATAATAAAACAATTACTTTAGAATATCCGCAAAGCACACTATTTAATCAATGGACAACGTATAGAGTTGGCCAAACTGTAGTGGTGGGACCTGCTACTGCGAACGAAGAGACTGCAGAAATCACAGTGGTTAGTAGTTCTGGCGTGACGGTAGATAGTTTAAGTAATAATCATACTGCCCCTGTTTTTGTGGGACATAAAATATTTGGTGGTACGATAAATGCGGTAAAAGCAACGGAATTGCAGTTTAATAATTACTATATTATATATAATATAAATTGTGTTGATTGGACCAAGAAGTTTGATCGTAAGCTAGTAAATAACGTGTATCAAGATAGAAGTTTAGAATATATATGTATCGATATATTAAATAGATATGTCAATTATAATTATGAAATAGAAAACTTTGAGTATGCAAGTGTAGGTGATTTAAGAGCAGAATGGATTGAGAGTGGAGACGGTGACGATCCGACTAGGGCCACCACGGCGGGGACATTTGTGGAAGGCGACATCGCAGCGGTTTTCCCTTGGACTCATTCAGGCGGGACAGCAACTTTTAGCGCCACGCCAACAAGTTATGATATAAGTGATTTCACGGGATCAAGTTCGGGCGCGCCTTCAAATGGGACTTTTATTTGTTGGTTAAAGCCTGATGATAATACTAAATTAAGTACTGTAGCATTTAAAATAGGATCAGATCCAAGTAATTATACAACAGTTACCTATACAGTTTTAGGGAATGACAATTTTCAATATGTAGAATTAGATTTAGCAGATGGAAGCGAAACGGGAACGCCAGATTGGACAGCGATGGATTATTTAGATTTTACGGTAACGGAAACGGCCGATTCTAATATTACGGTAGATGGAATTAGAGTAATGGCTGATAATTATTTTACTTTAGATATTGATTCCAGCAATCCAACTGTTGATGACGTAAGGTTTTCTTTTAAAGAAGCGAGTTTAGTAATGGAAAAACTGGTTAATTTGGTGGGGTGGAATTGGTATATTGATTATAATAAGGTTGTTAAAGTTTTTGAAGAAAACAAAGAAACCTCTCCTTTTGCGCTTACAAGCACAAGTAAAAATTATGGGAATTTAAGTGTTACACCAGATATTAGTCAACTTGCTAATTCTGTTTATGTCGTGGGATCGACAGAACCTAGTTCCGAGCAGAACGATATTGTTGAGCTTAATAATAATACTGATACTGTTTATTATGTTAAAGAAGCGCCAAGAACAATTGGGTTTTCAGCCGAACTTGGGAGGGCAGAATATGACTTTGCTGTGGCAGTTGATTCGGGTGGTGGGTATGTAAGTAAAACGTGGGGCATTGTTAATCTAGACACTGCAAGTTATGATTTTTTATTAAATCCAGAAGAAAAGTATATTGAGGCTTTAGATTATACTCCAAATTCAGGGGATTTAATTAAAAGGACATATACATTTAATAAACCCATCTTAGCTAAAGCAGAAGACGGGCCAAGTATAGCAAGTATGAAGGCTTTAATCGGCGGCGATGGAATTATCGAACACGCTATTAAAAACCCTGAAATCAAAAGTACAACTCAAGCATTTGAATATGCTAATGCTCATATAGTTAAATATGGGAACGCTTTAGTTGCCTTGGCTTTTGTTACTGAATATCACGGATTAGAAGTTGGTCAAATTATATCTTTCACTAATAGCGATTTTGGTTATACCAATGAAGAGTTCTTAATACAAAGAATTTATTCAAATGTTAAAAGTAATAGCGATGTGATAGAATACCACGTAACAGCGGCCACTACTCTTTATGGTATTGTAGAGTTATTCAAAAAACTATTAGACGAAGATTTAGAGATAGATGTAGGGCAAGAAGTGGGATTAATCCAAACGATTAATGAGACGATTACACTTAGTGAAGTAACAACGACAACGTTAACAGATAAGGTATGGAAATGGGGGGCTGATGCTGACGAAAGAGAATGGGGTTTTGCAGAATGGGGATAGGTTACAATTAATTTATTGTCAACAATTTAGTTTACAATAAAAACATCATAATTTTATCATAATTTTACTATGAAAATAGAAATAAAAGACACCTGCAAACTGACAGGACATTATAAATTCACGTTTCGAGATGCTAAAACTAATGAAATAACTCGAGTATCAGAATACGATAATATAATTTGTAATGTGGGAAAGGATGCGATAGCGGATCAATTAGCAAATGAAGAAAGTGTTACTTTAAGTATTACGTATTTAGCAGTAGGAACGGGGACAGGCACTTTTGACGGTACCGAAACAACAATGTTTACAGAACTTGCTAGAGTAGCGAATTCAAGCGATACAACGGCCTCTAATGTAGCTACAATCCAAGCTTTCTTTAATAGCGCAACGGGGAACGGAACATTGACAGAAGCGGCAGCGTTTGGGAATGGAAGTGCAAGCACGGCAACGTCTTCTGCGGATTCTGGTGTTTTATTCAGCCATGCAAGTATAAGTGAACCTAAAACAAGTGCGACAAATTTAACCGTGCAAATCGCTATTACAATCGTATAAATAATTAATCTACATAAACATGGCAAATAGTTCAGATGTAAGCCAAGGCGATGACGCTATAGCATCACAATATAATGATCTTAGGGAGGATGTATTAGATACAAGTACTGGTCATTTACATGATGGCACCAACGGAAGAATTCACAGTTCATTTCCAATAACGACGGTCGGAAACGTAGCAAATGGCGCTTTGTATGTAGTTAATACTTTAAACGCCGATCAGGGGATTTATGTTTATTCTGATATGGCTGCAGGATCAAATGACCCATTAGTAGAAATTAAAGTTGATAATCCAGCTTTTGACCAAAATGCTTTAACAATTACTAATGATGGTCTTCGTAGAGGTTTAGAAATAATCAATACAGGTGGGACTAGCAACGCGTTATATGTAATAAGTGATCAAGGGGCAACACAAACGACCCCCTTAGTACAACATATTGCTACTAATGTAGCTTTTGACCAAACAGTATTATATGTTACACAAGACGGGACACAAGGAGCAGCGTTTTTTATACGTGATAATTCAGCGGCTGGCAGCGGAAATGGCGTTGTCTTAATAAGACAAGATCATACTACAGGACAAGAAGTTTGTTTGGTTGTTGATCAAGACGATACTGATTTTGCTTTAATTGACTATCAAGGTACGGCCGGATCGGGTAGCACAATAGACACCAGAACAACTTCAGGAGCTACCACTAATCATATTAAAATTAAAGTCAATGGGGTAGATGCGTGGATAGCAGCGTCGACAAATGCACCCTCGTAATACTCGTTTTTTAATAATCATTCCTAATGGCTGAATTTGAGAAAGACCTACAATCAGAATTAATAATGCAAAAGATTTCTTCTTTGCACGCAATGACGGACGGACGGTTAGCTGCAATTGAATGCCATTTAAAAGAACTTAATCATTCGGTAGCTAAACATAAAGAATTTATAACGGTAAATAAGCGTAGAATTACAGAAGATTTACCTATTAATACAGCATATCGTATTAAAGCCAAATGGACATGGAGTCTTTTGATGTTATTGATGGGCGGAGTTGGTGTCAAATTGTTAGGAGGAGTAATTGATTTTATAACTAAATAGACATGAATTATTATTCGCAACGCAATCCAAATTACAAAAACGTAAAACTAGGCACGTCAAATTACACCCTTTACAGTCAAGGATGTTTTTGTATGGTCTTGAGTATGCTTTCATATAAAGACCCTGTAGAAGTTAATCAATTGCTTAGAGATAATTATGGATATTCAAATCAATGTATGGTTAACTCAAAAAGAGCAGCGGAATTGTTAGGATTAGATTATGAAGGGAAAGGATTTATCAAACCTGAATATATTTGTGGAGCAGAAGTAAAGTTATATAATTCACAGCATTTTGTAGTATTCGCACCGAGGGGAACGGTTAGTCACGATCAAGACATGATATTAGATCCTTGGGATAAACCAAATAAAATAGGCTGGAAAAAGAATACTTATAAAGTAGTTACTTATCGCAAGTTTCATGAAAAAAAACCAGTGGTAGATAGTGAAATGATCAAAGCTATTAAGTTTTGTGAAGAAACAGGCCTTATTACTGTAATAACAGGGCAACCCAAAACCGATAAAGAACTATGTGTAATTTTACATAGACTTTATAAAAAATATCTCAAGTAAGTTCGTATTATTAACTAAAGCGAATGACTTATTATCAGTTTAAGAAAAGACTTAAACACTTTTTTAAGCAAACAGATGCCGGCGGATTAATTTGCATGTTCATAGGTTTTTTGTTTGCTTTTTATTTTATTAGTTTATTAATTGATTATTTAACATAAACACTATGAATAGTAACATCCAAAGAATGAGTTTGATGGTTGTGGGAACAACTTTATTGGGGGCAATTGTGCCGCTTGTAACAGACCAGAATTACTACGGTGCTTTGATTTGTCTTTTAGCTGGTTGTTTAGTTCTTGCAGCTAAATATTTTAAAGTAGATCAAGACAATTTCAAGAAGAAATAGAAATTGACAATAAAATATATAGTTATTACTATATAGATGATTTTGTTTATTTTGATTTTAATAGACGGAGGGATGGCTTAGGCTGTCCCTTTTGTTTATTATTGGACACACAAAAAAAGCCAGATCGTTTGATCTAGCTTCT